GGGGGCCAAGTTTCGGTAAATCTTAACGTCGCAGTCGGCGAACTGCCGCCGAGGTCTTGTAACTCATAATAGACAAAACCTTCCTCAACCCCTGGGGTCATATTAACGTCTTCCGCCGTGTTTTTCGTGATTACCACAGGGGCGGAAGTTCCATTTACGATCGTAATATAATCGCTGGGGGCGGTAAAATCCCGCATGTAGCCGACTACAACTTTCAATAGATTGTCGGCGTCGACGGAAACCTTAAAAGGGTGAACGACTGGATCGGGGCCTAGGTAGAAAAAATGCCAAGAGCCTTTCCCCTCCAGCCACACTGTCGAACCTTCCTCGGTACTTGAATCACTGTATGCGGCCCACTCGGGAACCAGGAACGCCACGACCACAGTATCGTTAAGTATTGGCCCATAATTATAGGGTTCGTCCGCGAATGGTGGCGGGGTTAAAAGGCGTAAATAGTTTTCTTGCTGTCCGTCGAATTGCATACCCTCGTCGACAATCTCGAATTGATTGGTACTTGAGTCCCAAGCCACCTCGACACCTTCGTACATAAACACTTCGGTATCGTCCGGAATAGTTGTTCCGGAATCCCCCGCAACTCGCACCCGCGCCGAAATTTTTACTAGTATCGTATCTTTAAGGGCTTCTCGGGCGGTAATGTCTCCCGGGGCTATACTGCCCCACTCTTGCAAAAGCCGCCAAAGGGCTTCATACGTTACAAAATCTAATTGGTCGTCACCCGGCTGTGGCTGTCTAAATGCCGCGTTGTTTGCCTTAAACATAGTGTCGCGCCCTTTATGGTATTACCGGCATAACATCGGAAAAAACCGACGTCGCGTAAATGCGCGGATTTGTTAAATAAAACTTTTGGTCGTCCGGGTTCCATACCATATTCCAACCCTTATCGACGTCGACAATACCGTCGGCGAAGTTAGTACCCGGAAAACGTTTGTAAGAGTAAGTTCGCTCAACCCGGAACAACTCGTCGTCGTCGTCGTCCCTGTATTCGCTGATATTTGTACCCATTGCGAGCCAACGGGAATCGGTCGAGGAAACAGTCCCCAAAGTCGCCCCGGACGCAATGGCGGCCGCAAAGTTCGCGTATCCTGGTTCTGATACAACATAGGTCGCAACCGGTAAAAGCAATTTTAACGGTTTGGTAATTCGTCCGGACGTTACGGCGTTCCCGTCCTCGTATTGGAAAGCCGAATTTTTATTGGCCGTATTCGATAGGGTAAAAAGTTCGGTCGATATACGTAACGACACCGTCGCGTCCTGTTCACTCGGGAACCGTCGCGAGCTTACGGACTTCGCCGCGTATCCGACGACGTACTTTTGGGCTTTAGTTCCGACCGCCTCACCATATACCCCGGCGCCGAGTGTATATTTAACGTTCCGGGCGATAAAGTTCGAAGGTTGATAACCTCCGCGATAGTTGGGTGTCGGGGTAAATGAAACGTTACTTACGCCAGGGATAGGTAAGTCCGCGGTCGCGATTGCCCCGTCGGGGTCCTGGATGAATGAACGTTGGCCGGTCCAATCCTCGTCGTTTTCCGAGGGGTTAAACTGCCAATTATTGCCTTTTGTAATTTCTCGCCACATAATCGCCATAATATTTTCCTTTATCTAAATAGTCCGAAACCGCCGGCCTGTACGGCTGAGAGTATACTTTCGCCAACCTCGACGAGTCGTTGTTGCGTGGCTTCTTTCGCGGCCTTTTCTAGTTCTTCGGTTACTTTCTGCCCTTCCTCGAAACGGCGGTTTACGTTTCGCTCGGCAGTGCTTAAGAGTTTTAGTTGTTGCGTGATTTTGTCTTGGAGTTGTTCGTCGCCTTTTACTATGTCCCGGGTCCCGATTAACGTCTTACGTGCGTCTTTGATTGTCTTAAGCATCTCGTCCCGGACAGCCTCACCGATTCCAGGTTTTGACAATTCGCGGAATAGTGGTTCGAGTGCTGTTCCGACCTTGTCGGCTAGGCCCTCACCTTTCCCACTAAAACCTCCGAGAACCTCGTCGATAACACGAACCCGGGCGTCGCTTCGCTCTATAAATTGTTTTTCTTCGGCGACCCCACGTTTAACGGTTTCCTTACCAACCTTTACGGCCTCTTTTAACTGTTCCATGCGTTTTTTGTGCGCCTCGTCGCGTGCCTTTTGCTCGGACTTAATAGCCTCGATTTTGGCCGCGCTTTCTTCCTTAACCCGTTCGATTTCTTTTGCGGCCATTTCGTCGGCCGTTTTCAGTAGCTCCCGGATTGCTTCTTTTTGCCTTTTGAGTCCTTCGAGTTCGTCTTCCCGGGCTTTGCGCTTTTTCTCGTTTAATTGCTCGAGGGCGTCTTCCTGGACCTGGGTCTGTAGGTCCGATGCGCCACCGGTTCCGAGTCGTATATCCTCGTTTTTACGTTTCCGGATTGCCTCGATTTCCTTGTCGATTTCCTTAATACGCTCGTCGGCGTCCGCCTTGTTGCCTTTGCGCATCTTATCCAGGTTTTTAACGGCCTCGTCCGTAATGGCCTTTTCGCTTTTAATCCGTTCCTCGGCGGTTTTCTTGTTTAGCTCGAGGCCGCGTTTAGATAGTCGTATTTGGTCCTCGTGGCGCTTAACAAAATGGTCGTGGAGCGTCTTTTCAGTTTCCGCTAATTGTTCGGTAACTTCGGCCCGTTCCTCTTGTTTAGCGATAATCTCGTTAAACGCGGTAATCGTTTCGCGTGCGTTTTTTAACTGTATGTCGCCGAGGTCCTGGGACTTTTGCCTTAAGTTCGCGATATGTTTCGCGAGGCGTTGGAGGTTTTCGTCCTGTTTTAAGAGTTCGTTGGCAAAATTGGCGGTGGCGTCTACATTTTCGCCCATTGCTTCCCGGTAAACATCGGAAAAGAAACGAACCACCCCTGCGGATTTTTTTGTCGCTTCCGCGTAAGCGTTCATTCCCTCGGTTAAGCCGTCCAACATGGTAGACAGGGACCCGTCGGCGGCTAATAGCTCCCCGGTCGCCCCGAGTAAATTTTCAGTCGCGTTTGTAAGCTTTGCAAAGCTCCCGGCCGCGTTGTCCGTTTGGTTGGCTACGTCCTTCGCCCCGTTCTCGGCCATGATCTCGAGGACCTTATTAGCCGCGGCCGCGGTTCCTTCGGTTTCCTGTAAACGTTTAATTACTTCGACTTGGTCCTCGCTAAACGCGACCCCGGCCTCTCGGAGCATGCCCATATTACGGGCCGGGTCGGATAAGGCCTTCCCGAGTTGCATTGCCGCGCTTTTTACGTCTGTACCCATAAGGACCGCGAGGTCGGCCGAGGTGCGCAACGCATCCTCGAACGTGTCGCCCGTAATATCCTTAAACGAGGACAATATGGCCGCGGCTTCGAGTAATTGATCTTTACTTAAGAACGAAGTCTCGGACATTTCCGTGGCTAGCCGTTCGACGCTTTCCCGGGTAAAACCGGCGGCCATGCCCGTAGATTTGAAAGCCGCTTCCAGGCGTAGGAGCTTCGATTCGGTTTGGACGAACTTTTGTATAGACTTAGTCATTAAGGCCAAAACGGCGGCAAGTGCGGCCACGACGCCGGCCGTACCGGCGGCAATAGCGCCACCCATGCCGGACATAAGCGAAGACCCGCCACCCTTACCGATTCCGCCCATTTTGTCCTTAAGACTCGATAACCCGTCTTTAAGTCCTTCCGAAAATGAGGTCCCGCCCTTTTTACCCTTTTGTTTTAATTTACTATCGACCCCGGACGTTTCGCTCTCGAGGACCTGTTTAGCCTTGGACAACTGCCCCCGTAAATGGGGGATATCCACGTCGATTTCGATATTTGCTTCGCCGATAGCCATTATGTATTCCTTTTAATTCACTTGTTTTAAGAACGTATTAAGGTCGACCGGCCCGCTTTGCTGTAAAAACTTAGCTATTGCCATGTTTTGAGCTTCGGACATATCTTTTACGCCCTCCATAATCGGGGCCTCGTTCTCGCCGACCAGTTTAACCGCGCCGTCCGGGTATAGTATACGATACATTGCGCGAGTATAGCCGCGCAACTGTTTAAGCGATAATTTGCCCGCGGTTCCTGGTGACCATTTGAAAAACGCCTCGAGGGTGAAACAAGTATCCGTTAAGACTTGGACGATTGATTCTTGCGGCCCAGTTTCTTTTTGGCCGCTTTCGCCTTTTTTTCGACGGCCTCCACGGACTCGTTAAGGGTTCGGAATAAGATTTCGATAATCTCGTCGCTTTCGTCTTGCGATAGCTTCGTAAGCATGTATTCGCCGCGTAGGTTCGGGTTACAAATATCGATCCCCGTTGTAAGTAGTTTAATTTGGCCGGTTTTGGTGTCGGCCTTCGCAAGTGCTAAATTAAACAAGTTGTCGCCCTTCGGCTCGTCGGCCCGGGCTTGTACTATGTATGTAACCTTGTCGTCCCCGTCGGGTAACATATCGACATATTGCCGGACGTTTTCCCGGTATTCCTCGAGGACTTGTTGTTCCATAATGTTAAAAATTTCGAGTAAGCCGAGGGGTCGAACGTGGACGACCACTTCCTCGGCTTTACAAAATACCTTGCCGTCGGACGGCCCGGTGTAATCGGTTGCGTTTGTCATTTCTTTAAGGTCCTTTTACTTGTTCAAGAAATTATTAAACTACTACGCCGACGGTAATATCACCAGTAAACGCAAAATTCGCCGCGTATTGGACGACTTCGCCTTTTACCTGGACGTTTGGCGTAATACTGTTAAGGATAGCGTTACCCGTGATTTGATAGCTACCGGCGGCCGTGTTAACCTGTAACGTTAAAGCCGTCATAGCTCCCAAAATTGGGGCGGTTCCTTTTGCAACTAATGATCCGGCCGCGGACGTAATACCCTCGACCCACTCTTGGAAACAATTTGAATCGAAGCTTGTCGCGTCGAGCAACTCGCGCTCAATCGTTAAAGTCCAATTCATAATCTCGTCGCCGACGTCCCCCGGATTCGGCGTTGCCGAAACGGAGCCGCCACAACCTGCGATTGCTTGTGTTGGCATGTTAAAAATTCCTCTTTATAGGGTTATCGTTGTAAAGAACATATACGAAAATTTGCCGCCCGACAAGTTACTCGGCGCAAAACGCCGCTTACGTGCCTACCCGGAACATAATAACGGCGAAATCGTCCACCCCGTCGGCGTCCGCCGATTGTGTCGGGATATCGCTTTGGATATACGAACACAAAACGCGCCCGGAAGGTAACGCGAACGATTGCATACGGAATAAATTTTTAAGCTTGGCGATTAATGCCTGGGCGACTGCCGGGTCCGCGCCGTCGGCCTCGGTTAAGGCGTAAGTCGCGACTCCAAATTGGACCGTAATATCCTGGTAATAGTCGACCGTATTGTCGAACGTGCCGCCGTGTTGGGTGTCCGTAAACGCGGTTTCTTCCTCGCCCGTGTCGATGATATGCCAAGACATATACGGCGCGACGATTTTTTCGCCGTTCTCGCCCTCGTCCGGGACGGTTCCCCAACAATACCAGTTTAACGCCTTCCGGAGGTCCGCGGCGTCCTGCCGGGGGTCCTGGTGGATTACGTCGAAAATACCTTCCATTAATTCGTTAATCATTTACAAGCGCCTCGGTTCGTTTTACAATTCTTGCCACCGTCGGCCGGATTTGTGGCCGTAAATAGGGCCGGGGGCGTAAGTTCCTGGACGGGCTCCCAAGTTCCAACGGCATAGCGTAGGGGTTGTTTGCCTGGGCGCCTAACGTTAAGGTCGGGAACGGTGCGTTTTTTACCTGGAATATAATATCCCGGCTTAAACGCCCGGTTACGATTCCGGGAGGTTGTCCAGGTTGCGACCGGGAACGACCAAACGAGGCACGAATCCGGGTAAGTGCCCGCGCGCCTTCCTGTTTTAATATTCGAGTCGTTCCGGTTTTTATCACGCTGACAAGCGGGTCCGGGTTCCAAATTACCTCGATACTCATTACTCGTAAACCTCGCAATCTAATTCGATATGGTGTAAAACTTGGGTTTGTTCCATAGGTTGCGCCCGTCGGACCGTGTACTTACGGATTAAAGCGTTATTATCGCGGCGACGTAATTCGATTACGTCCCCCTCACGGACGGGGCAATCCTGGGTCGTGAATATTTTATCGAACGTATTCGTCGTATTTTGCTGTAAATATGTTGTCTGATTACCGCTTAAATTTTCCTCGCGAGCTAAAAAAGTCCCGATATTATCCGGGACGCGGACGTTGCCGCCTTGTTTGCTTCGGGTCGTAGTGTTTCGAAAAACCACGATTAAACGGTTCATATAATCGATATACATTTAGGCCCCCGGAAAATTACGATACTTATTAAAAATCTGAAAATGCTTTCTTAGTTCGTCTTGTAGTGCGACCGCCGATTCCGCGGTCCATGAGTAGTTCCCGATTTTTTCGCTTTTAAGGCCCTGGTCGCGTTGCGAAGCTCGTAAAACGTTAACGGCGGCTTGCGTTGCCCCGTAAACTAGGTCGGCCGGGTAGTCGTCGTCCTTATATCCGCCGGCGTATATGACAGTATACTGCGACGTAAAATCGAGCTTACGGCTTGTATTGAAATCGCCAGGGGTACGATATTCCGGGGCCATAACTAGCGGCGACGTCGGAAGACTGAGTCCGAGTTGCGTTTGGCTTTCCATAGGCCCCCACGTTCCCGGGAATAATGCCCGGGCCGGGTACGCCCCAATACCGGAAACGGTCGACAAGGTCGCCGACCAGTCGGCTTTCGCGTTTATTTTTGTAACCAAGTCGTCGAGCGTGTCCGTTGGGTCGATCGTGATCTCGTTAGCGTTAACGCCGTCGACAAGGTGTAACATGTTTATAGGTTTTTGGTTTTCAGTTTCGGGGATTGTTACGGACGCAATACTCGAACCGGTGTACGTTATGACTATCCCGTTCGTGCAACCGGTGGCCGAATACTTAATCGTCCGGACGGGGTGGTTACGTAATTGGATAATTCGATCGTTTGTTCCGAAATCGGTTTGCGTGTAATCCTGGTCGGTAAAATGGCGGTTGCAATAGGCCTCGATTGCCTCGTTTGTCGCGTCGACGGCGAGTTGGATTTGCGCGTCGTACGTGTCAATATAGGTAAGCTGTAATTGAGCTTTAACGAGCTCGAGCGTTGTTAATTGTGCGGCCATTGTGAAACAGTCCTCGAAAATGGCCCAGGGCGCCGAAACGCCCCGGGCTCGTGATTATACGAATGTAGCTAGGGATAGGAACGGGCTGAAGAAATCAACGCCGTTTGCGCCGGTCATTTGCTGAGTCCACTCAGGCAAACCGTTATTACGCATAACGAAACGTAACATTGTTTCGTCTTCCTCGAACAATACCTCGTTAGAAGTATCGATCTTAATACCGCCTTTTTTAATTACGCGATATTGTGACAGGTCCCAAAGGTTGATATCGCCAAGCGTACCAACGGCCGAAGCTTGTTCGATCGGGATTAACGGCGTACCAAACAGGCTACCCCACTGTTGGCCGGCGATACCGGTTGCAGGTGGAATAAATATTGGCTGATTACCGACCGTCATTTTGATAAGGTTAATAAAAACCTTCGGGTTAACGTACCAACGAGCGTTTGGCAATGAACGGGACCATAAACAAGTCCACATATTGATTACGTCGTTTAATGTGATATCGCCGGCCGATTCGCGGGCGACGTCGATACGTGCCGCCGTTGCCGGATCTAAAATCCCTTGCATTTCGGTCGTACCGTTACCGTTGAAAATCTCAGAATCGTTTTTGAAACCGAAATCGTTAATAAACCACTCGGAAACCTCGGCCGTTAACTGCGCAACGTCCTCGATAAGCTCGTCGGTCAAGACGTTCAAGGACGCCAATTTTAAGAGCTTCATTTCCAGTTGTTCGACTGTCCATTTGTGCTGAGACTTTTGGACACCTTCACCGGTACGGAAAGCGCGGCCCGGGTGATTACCCGCTACGCGGTTGTAATCTACACGGCTATTGAACTTTTGACCGTTGCGTGCGTTTTGGCTAATAATACGCAGTTTACAAGCACGATATAGAATCGCAGTTTCAACCATGCGCGTTACTAATTGCTCGTCGAACTCGTCGTCGACCAGGAAACCGCCGTCGGCGTCTACCGATTCGGATTGCCCTGTAATCTTACGGTAAGATTCGAAACGCTTTTCGGTTTTCCACGCGCCGATATGATCTTCGCAACCGCGGAATTTTACACCGCGAAGCGCGTACGCTGTTTGGATATTTTCGCCCAGGCTCTTAAAATGGCCTTTCTTGGCGTTTTCGGATTTCTCTTTCAAGCCGGCGAACATTTCCATAATGTCGGACTTGCTAACGTTTTCTTGCTTCGCCTGGGCGTCGAGTTGGCGTTCCGCCATTTTGCGAACTTCCTCGGCTTGCTCGGATAGTTGATTCGCACGCTTTTCGCGTAGGCTATCCAATTCCGCTAGATTGTCGTTTGAAACGTAAACGGCAAGTCCTTTTCCGACCATGTCTTCCATAGTCTCGGACGCCATGTTTAAGCGTGTACCCTCCGGCATGATATCGCCGGCCTTGTTCGGATTTTCCCAAGCACATTTCAACTGTACTTGTGATTTTTCTGCAATTTGTGTCATAATTTGCACCTTTTCGAGTTGTTATTTATGGGCTTTTGTCGCTCGGTGTCGCGTTTTCCCTTCCGGTCGTGCCGGTGTCGGTATTCGCTTCCGTATTATGACTAAATTTTGCCCGAATTAAAATGCTTTTGATCTTCGATTATTTGCTTAATATCGGCCTCCGAAAGGCTAGTTTTCGCGTTTTCCGGTGGGTCTATTCGCTCTATAATCGTATAATCGAGCTGTTTTGGCGTACTTTCGTCGCTTTCCGCGCCTTTGTCAATGTTTGGCGGGTTATTTTCGTCGTTTGTATCCTCGTCGACGGTACCCTGGTGGCTTTCTGTATCGATTGCGAAATCCTCGTCCTCAAACGCTAAACTTTTCTCGCAATGAAACAACATATCGAACTCGCGTTCCTCAAAGGCCTTAATTTCGAACCCCATACGCTTAAGACTCGCGATTCCGACGTCGAGCATACCTTTACTAACGGCAACCTCGACAGCTCCGGCGTTTGCCGGTACGCCGACGATCGAATCCTCGAGCATGGCCGATTTTGTGATAATTGCGGCCGTATTATCGGCGACTTTTGTCGTAAATTCGTCCCAGGACTTAACCGCGCGGTCCACGAAGTTGTTAAAATCCTTTGAGCCGTTCCATAGAATTTTCAACGGAATAAAACCAATCGACGACGTTTTTAGCGAGCCAAATTTCATCGTTTCGAATACTTCGTGGGCGAACTTATTACCCCCGTATTCCGTTTTGTGTGCGATACCGAAACCGTCGGATTTTATTGCAAGGTTCTTACCGACCGGCAAACCGGTCCAGTCGTGATTGAATAGCTTAACCGCTCCGGCTTTTTTGTAATCGCTTAGGTCGAGACCGTTAGGGACGACGATTTCGTTATCCCGGTCGAGTTGGCGCGTTGAGGAATACCCGACGGCCATATTTTTGTCGCCCTCGGCGATCTTAAATTCATCATTTACGAAACTCGGACGTTTTAAACAAAGGTTTTCGCTTTCGACTTCCGCGTTTTCGATTTTCTTTTCGATACTTTCGCGCACCTCGTCGGATAAATTGTCGAGCATGGCGTCCGTAAGTTTTTTACGATTGGCTAAAACTGGCATTTTACGGCCTCCTATTGTTATTTGTCGCCTTCGATTTGCGTTGCGGGTTGTCCGCCAATTATTTGTCCGCCGACGAGTACGAAGTCCTCGCCCCCTTCCTCGGCACTTAGAGGGGGTAAATTGATCATAGCGCGGGATTCGTTGCGCTGAGTAATCCCGGTCGTAAACGTTTGAGTCGCTTTATTGAGTTCGAATTGCGAATCCTGGGGGATATTGTTATCGTATGCGCAAAAAATACGGTCTTCGCCATAATACGGTATAATTCGCTTATTCATTACGGCCTCTTTGAGCATTAACCGGGGTAAAATGGCCTCTTTTTCGAAAGTAACGCTTGCGGCCTCCGCGTTGGCCCGGTTCACGTTGTCGACCTCCAAAAGGGCCTCGCCAACGCTAAACGCGGCGATTATTTCCTTACGGCTCCATTTTTGGCCGTCTAAATAGGCCATTTCCCGCATAGTTTCGCCGACGACCTTAATATCCATGTCCCCGGTAGTTACAAAAACGCCCCCGGACTTTTCAACGCCGACGAGTTGTTTTTGGAATAGTCGCTTAAACTTGTTAATATTGCCGTCGGTGCTAGTGATATCCTTAAACGTCGCGATTATGGAAGGGACCCCCATATTACGATTAAGCGCGATATTGTAATCCTTCGCGGCTTCGCTTAAGTCGAAGGCCTTAAACGCGGCTTGTAGGCAACCCATACCGTAATATGGGTCGGCCGGATTCGGGCGTCGGAAATGGACGACGTTTTCATATGGTAAAAATTGACTTTGTGCCAGGGACGACGGATTCGGCCCGAAGCTATAGCCGGCGATAAACTGCGAACGGGATTCGAGAATCCGGACATTTTGCGACGGCATTAACCAAATAGCCGAAGGCAAACCGGACACGTCGAAATCGAGTTGCCAATAACCGTTCCCGGTTAGGTCGATAAATTGTTGCGTTTCCTTAAAAACTTCGTGCTTTGTTCGTATATCGTTCATTCGGTCCAACAAGTTAAGGAAAGGGTGCGTAACAATTTCGACGACTTCCTGGGCTTGTTTCAACCGGGCAACCTTCACGGACGGCAATGTGTTTTCGCATCGTTCGATTAGCGCCTTACGGGCGTTTTTGCTTATTGGCCGACATTGCCGCGAGTAGTTCCGGAATTGTGGCTCGCCTATTGCCCGGGTCGCATATAAGCGTAAAGGGACCGCCGACGTACGGCTCGATAAACGATCGACGCAAATATTAACCCACGACACGTTCGCGTCGATCATCATTTGCGGCGTTATTTCCTCTTTTCGAGGCTGAAAAGGGTTAATTTGTTGCGTCGTGGTCTGTACCCCGCGCGTCCAACCTGCCAAAGTTTTTAGTAATTGCTTCATACGAGTATTTTACCTATGTGTTAAGGTTTTTGCAACAATCCAACGGGATTTCGCCGCCGGTTAATTAAATAAATGATCCATTTCGATAAGCTCCGAATCCGTGAAAACGTCCGTATACGTGAGCATTTTAACCTCTTTTTTCGTGGTTTCGCTTAACTGGTCCCGCTCGTCCGTATCCCCGGAACACTGTACCCCGTTGTCGAGGGTTAAATATGTCACCGCATACACTAGCGCGTCCATACGGTCCGGCGATTTGGTGGCCGTGTCCGGGTTAAATTCCCGCATTTGTTCCTCAAGTAAACCGAATTCGCCGATATGGTGGACGAATCCAAGTTGGTAAAGATCGCTCACCGGGTCGGCCCTCGCGAACTTGCCTTGGTGGGCGTGGACGGTCTTAACCGCGATATGCATTTCGTTTTCCTCGCGGGCGTTTTGGATTACGTCCTTAACGAGGTCGCCGCCCTGGTTAACTTCCGCGACGACATAGCTTGCATTATATTTTTTATACATGTCGGCGACGCGCTTTTGCCAAGCCGACGTTTTGGGGTCAATAAGGGACGCGTCCCGGATGATATAAATATGGCGGTCGCCGGCCTTACGTCCCGCAACCACGATTCCGCAATCGTCGGAACCCTTTTTCGACTTAACGTTCGGGTCGACGGCGACGACGATAATATCCAGGTCATCGATTGAAATATCCTTCCAGGTGACCCGGTTGTTATTAATGTCCTCTTGTTCGAAAACGATACCCTCGTCGTCTTCGCTGAATTCCCCCTTAATAAATCGCTTTTGATTTGCGCTTGTTGACTCGCTCATAATCTCGACGTAACTTTCGTCGATATGCGGGTTATGGTCCGGGTTCATTTGAATAGTAGCGCGACGCCCTGGTTTTAATTCCTTTTTCGTAATAGGGTGTAAATTACGGAAAAATTTGGTAAACACCCAACCGGATTTCTTTTTCGGGTTACAGTCGTAAAGGCGGAGTTTTTTAAGGGCGTTCTTTTCCGCAAGTCGTGAATATGTTTTTTCGACAAGCTTAAAATCTTTCACTTGATTACATTCGTTATAAAAAATCGTACTAAATTCGGCCCCGAGTAGCTTTTCGGCCTCTTCCTCGGACCCGATACCCGCGAGCCAAATTTCCGACCCGTTCGGTAGTGTCCAAATCCAGTCGGTGCGGTTTAATTCATAGTTGCGGCGGTCCATCATCTTAGGGCCTAATAATTCCGGCATAGTGACAAGGCCGATTTTTTGCCGGGCGTCCTTGAAGGTATTACGGACGATTGCGTGGTGGCTTCCTGGTTCCGATTGCGCACGCAACCATAGTAAACGGCATGCGTGCGCAGTCTTACCACTACGACCGCCCCCATACATTAAAACCTCGAGAACGTCGGGCCGGGCAATTAGCCGGCTCGCTTCGCGTTGTCGTGGGGTTGGCCGATAGTCGTTGCTCATTATCTACCGCATTGCTTTTTTAACTGCAATACGACGCGCTCTTGGCTACCCTTCGGGACTTCACGCTCGGCCATAAATACGGCCTTCGCGTTAACGACATTAAACCAGGATTTCGCGAGGAACGCGTACCGGTCAAGGCCGCTAATACTAACGCCTTCCCCGGCGTCGATGTCCTTCGTAGTTTGAACGATGATAGGGCTTTCCGGGTGTGCTTTACGGGCGCATTTAATAGCCAATTCGACGCGCGCCGCCGGGTAATCATAGCCAATAATAACAACATGGTCCGCGAAATTATCCGGCAATTCGATAATCGCTTCGGCCGCTTCGGCCTCGGGTTCGTCCAGGTCGTCGTCTTCCGGCTCGTCCTGGTCGTCCTCGTCCACGGTGCGTTCCATTTTGTCGTTAGTGTTTACGCGGGCCGTTTCGTTGGCTTTTTCTTCCAACTCAGCCGCTAAGTTTTCCGCCGCCTCGTCCCGGTCGAATCCGGGCCACGCGTCGGTCACGTCCTGCCGGGTAATTGACGAATCCCCGACCAGGGCCTCGACCGCTTTCATGGCGGGCAATCCCTCCCGGGTCCAATGCTTATCGTTTGCAGGGTTAAGCGCGCCTAATGCTTCGTTGATTTCCATATTTGGGTCCTTTTTGTTATTTTAATCGATATTCGATTATGGTTTTTGTAGATAAAAACGTATTCGTCCGGTATATCCAGGCGTCCGGATTTTCCATGATAAACGCGTCGCGAATATCCGCGGCAGGTCCGACGATGAATTTAACGCCCTTAAAATACGCTTTCTTGTCGTCGGCCAATTCGTTTTCAGACTGGACAATAATTTCGGCTTTTTTGTGCTTACTCATGGCGATAAATATCGCGTTTTGGAGCTTTGCCAGGGGCTTGTCGCCGTAGCCGTCAATCAATACTCGGGGTTTGTCCTGTTCCTTACAGGGACACGGAACCGGATTTTTAGCGGTTTTCGGGTATTTCTTACACTCTTCGCAATCGTCCGATTTTTTCTTGGTGCTTTTCTTTTCGGCCATGTTTAGGTCCTTTATGTTTTTGAGGTTTCGCGGTTAACATACGCGGCGGAATGCCGCCTTTCAACTTTCTAGCGCGGCGTTTGCGGTGTCGACGACGTCTTGGCCGTCGATTTCCTTACCGGCATCGACGACGGCCTCCGCGTTTAGGATTCCGAGTTCCTCCGGGTAAACTACCATTTGCTTATGCTCTATATTCGCATTGATTTCGACTTCCTGTTTTTCCTGCCAACCGCGACTTTTTGCGCGTTGCGATTTGAGTACCAGGGACACGGCCCAGGGCTGGCCCTTGCTAACGGCCCGGTCTAGGGACTTTTCCGCGCGATCGGTCATTTTCTCGCATTGACTTAAAAACGAGTTCCGGGTTTGGTCCCATTTTTCGACGTGTCGTTTTGCGACGTGCCAATCGCACTCGTTACCGTCGATTTTCGATAGTTGCTTCGCTACATTGGACATAATGCCGCGCGACTTCCGGACCGCTTGCAATACTTGGTCCTTCGTGTAGCGCATTTTCTTATTTTGCTTTTTCTTTTGGGTCTTTGCCATATACGCCTCCGGTTTTGAGGTGAAAAATTTCTACGTTCTACGGACTACCGTATACGAACTTTTGCGCGGTGGCAACCCGGGGGGCATGGGGGCGAAAAACGGGCCGGTGTATTTTGCAGGGAAAAAATCCATACACCGACCCGGTGAAGATAATCAGTAATATTTCGGTAATATACACCGCTCAACGTAAAACGGCAACGGGACCCGGACTTCGGCACCGTGGATAATGATTTGGTCCGATGGTGCGGGTGGGGCTGACGCACCGACCCGGGCGGCGTTTCTTCGTACATATGGCCCCCCCGGGGTCCGATGGCGGTTCGATGCGCGGCGGCACCGTTGCGCGACGGCGGTATCTACGTTGCGGCATTTCTCGGCGGCAATCGTTCGCGAACCGGTTCGGGTTTGACACGGTGTCAAATGCTCGGGACTTCGCCGCGGTGGTGCGGGGTATCCCCGCCACCCGCCCCCGGCGGCAGGCCAACGCATGCGCGCACGTACGCGAGGGGTTCGTCGGTTGTCGTTTAACGGTTACCGGTCACCGGTTGACGTTATCGTTTAATCGTATACGTTATACGTTACCGGGGTCGGGGACGTTGTCGGGGTCGTGGGGTCGTTATGGGCCGGGGGCATCTCTACAGACTACCGCCCGGCAAGGCGTTTTCGGTGGTTGGTTTCGGTGGTTGTTACTCGTCGACGTAATCGTCGTCGGGTTCGTGGTATCGGTACTCGATCGAAGGGCGTACCGGGTGGAAGTCATAGGCCAACGAATCCGGGACCATACCGTCCGCAACGTTTCCAGGATGCCAAGTAAACGCGAGGCGTTCGTGGATAAACGATTCGTATAATTCGTTTAAGTCCTCGGCGTTTGATATTTGCCCGGCCATGAGATACAAGACGCACTCGCCCGAGCATGCGTAAACCAAATGATTAACCACGGACCCGTCGGTCGTCTTCGTAAAGTATTTCGTCACGTTCCAGGCCGTCGTCGGGTCGGTTATCACCGACGCGCACTTGTTGCAACGTCGGGTTACGTTCTTCGGTGGTTTGTTGTCGTTCACTGTCCAGGGTCCTTTCGTGTCTAATGAATCGGAGGAATTCGTCGAGGGTCACGAACAACCCGGTTCGGCGTGTCGGTGGCTCTCGTCTTCGACCCTTG